GCAAAAGCTGTTGCTTTAAATAGTTTCTTTGGCTCAATAGTTAATGATATAGAGAAAACAAATGCTACTTTAATTTTCACAAATAAAATGTATCAAAAACTTGACGGATCTTTTGATCCTTATGTTATCTCTGGTGGAGAGAGCGTTATTTATAATCCATCAATAACTCTAAGGCTTGCTACAACAGCAGAAACTGATGATATGACAGACGCTGAAATGAAGCTAGAAAAAGAACAAAGAAAATCTTCTTTAGGTGCTTCAATAAAAACATTGAAGGCTATTGTTTCAAAATCTAGATTTGGGACAGAAGGAAGAAACGCTCAATTCATTATTGACTTTAGCTCTGGTCCTTTTAGATACTCAGGATTATTTAAGCTTCTTGTAGATTTCGGTGTAATCCAAAAAGTTGGAGCATCAGCAAGATATGTTCTGCCAGAATTGTTTGGAGACACTTCTTTCTTTAAAAAAGATTTTATTCAAATGATGATAGACACCGGAGAAGAAGGAATTGATAAGCTTCAAAAAGCTCTAGAAAGTTCAGAAGAAAGAATGAGGGAAGATAGAAAGAAATATCAATACTCTTCTGATATTGAAGAGGTTGCAGAGGTGTATCAACAAGAACACGAAGAAGCAGTTTTTGATAACCAAGAACTCGTAAATTCAATGACGCAAGAAGAAGAAGATAGCGTTTTATAAGGGAGATAATTAATGAAAAACGTTCTAAAGAATGTTAAGGTTTCTGGAGAATTTGTTCTTCTGCAAGCTTATCAGATTAAGTCTGAAGACTTTGAAAAAGTAGGTTCTATTTTCTTGGCTAAGACAGCTGAAGAAAAGCTTCATCAAAAAGAGTATGTTTATGTAGTAAAGGACTTTGGACCTCTTTTTAAGAAAGAGTATTATCCAGATATTGAAGTTGGAAAACTTGTAATCTTTTCTACTGGTATGGCTAAAAATCTTCCACAAGGTAAAGGAACTGGACAATTCTACATCGCAGCTATTCACCCAAAAGATATTTTCCTAGTTTCTGAATGGAGCGAAGAAGATAATGGCCCAGAACCAAAGAACTTAAGAATTCAAGGAATAACTCCACCGGAGGTAGAAGATAAAGAAGATGAAAAAACTGATTGAAAGAATTTTAAATAAACAATCAGGAAATATTGTGATAACCTATGACGGCTATAAAAAGTCGTCATATATGGATAGAACTGTATCTGATGAAAACGGAAATATAGAAAATATTCTTTCTAAAAAAGAAGATCTTTATTTAATAAATAAAGAAATTTCAGAAGAAGAGATGATGGGAGAAATTGTTAAAATTTCTTTCGATCTAAGAAAGAATAATAAAAAAATATTTATTGTATTTGATCCATTTTTAGGATCAAATATTAAAAAAGATAGAATAAATATTTTACAAAAATTTAAGTTCTTTTATGAAAGACTTTCTCACGAAATTGATAATTTAGAAAAGAATAAAAATTTTATTTTTAAAATATTAGGAAAGACAAACTTTGATTTAGAAGTTCTTTTAAAGAACAGTCTTAACGATTTTTATACATCTGTATATTTTAAAGGAGATAAATTTAATTTAAAGAATTCTTTAACTATTCGTGAAACCATTGGATTAGATTTTGATGCTTATAGCAACATGCCAAAAGATTTTGTCTTTTCTAAAGAAGAAAAGGAGTTTGTTGCAAAAAATTTTTAGTTATCGTAAATTAATTTTATGCTAGAAATTTTTTTAACAGATTCAAGTTTACTCTTTAGAACAGAAGATTTAAATGTATTAAAAGGAATTAAACTTTTATTCACATTTAGTGATGCTTCTAAGGCTATATCTAAATTTGGTTTTAATAAAAATAAAATTAAAAAAATCTGCTTTATGAAGTCTGTAGAAAAAAACTTATGGAAACTACCATCGGGTTTTTCTGCAGACTTTTTTAATTTCTTAAAACAATACTCAATACCATTTAAAATAGTTCTTGATAAAAGAAAAGAAATTCAATATATAAAAGAAGAAATATTAGAAGAAAAAATCTCGGAATATTTTCCTTTTAATTATAACGACCATCAAATAAGAGCTACTAAAAAAATTCTTAAAGCAAGAAGAGGAATAATAGTCGCTCCAACTTCTGCTGGAAAAGGAGATATAATTGCAACTTATATGAATTTAACCAAATCAAATACATTGGTATTAGTTAATCAAATAATGCTTGCTATGCAATTATATTCTAGGTTTGTAGAAGCTGGTGTTGATTGTGGAATCCATACATCTGATAGAAAAGAGTTCTCAGAAAAAAATATGGTTGCGACTATTGGATCTATAAACTCTTTAGACGTAAAAAAATTTCAAACATTGATAATAGACGAAGTTCATACCGCAAGCTCTCAACAATTTCAAGATTTCTTAGACGCTAACTCATTTCCTATACAATTAGGTTTCTCTGCTACCCCAGACAAAGGCGACAAATACAAATTTGCTTTGATAAGACAATATTTTGGAAATCCTATAGAAAAAATTTTCTTAGATGAATTGAAAGACAATAATGTAATAGCAAAGCCTTACATTTTCTTTATAAAAAACGAAAATGAAAATACGATAGATTGGCCAAGTGCATTGGTAAATTGTTTAATAAAAAATGAAGATAGAAATAATAAAATATGCGAAATAGTTTCTAATACTAATAGACAATCTGCTATATTGATAACGGATACTATGTATGGTCACGGAGAATTGTTAAAAAAACAAATTCAAGAAAAATCTGGAAAGAAAGTTGTATTCTTGACAGGAGACAGCAACTCAAAAGATAGAATGAGTGCTATTGATGAATATGAAAAAGGAAACATTGATTGTATTATAGGAACCTCTATTTTAAATCAAGGAATATCAATTAAGAGTATTGAGCTTTTAATAAATGCTTCTGGAGGAAAAAGTAATTCTGCAAATCTTCAAAAACTAGGAAGAAGTATAAGAAGCAAAGAAGGTAAAAAAAATGCTGTAATTATTGATTTTACAGACGAAGGAAATGTTTTTACACAAAAGCATTCAGTTAAAAGAAGAAAAATTTATACAGACGAAGGCTACAGCGATATACAAACTGTTAACCTAGATGAGTTATTCGAAAAAATAGAACAACTTAATGATTGAAAAAAGTAAAGATAATTAAAATTTGTTTTATAAAGGCAAAAGATGAAACTCACAGATATAATTTTCGAAGAACTAAAAACAGAAGAACAGCCAACAAAAACCTCTTTAAATGAGGGGGTTCTTCCTTTATCTCCTCTACTCGCTTTTCTTTCTTTAAAAAAGAAGTTCTTTAAAGAAGCAAAAGAAAAAAAGAATTTTATTAAAATAATAAAAGATGAAACAACTAAGTTGAGAGCTGGAGCTATAACAGCAAAAGAAAAAATAGCCGCAAAGACCGGCGGGAAGAGTATGATCGGCGATGACAAGGATGCAACTGTTTATAGTTTTACTGGAGAGCAGTTGGAATTTCTTGCAGACTTTCAAGAAAAGTATGGCAAAGAGTTAATAAAAGAAATACAAGATTTTAGATCAAATATACTAGCTCCTTACCAAGTAATCAAAAGAGCTGTAAAAAAGTATGGAAGAGCAACTGACGCAGAAAGAGTTGGAATGTCTCATAGAGAATTCCAAGAAGCACTTGAATCTGGAAGAAGAAAAATTGAAAGAATGGGAGAAGGGTATTATAAGAAAAATACTGAGTATCACAGTTCTTTAAAAGATATTGATGAAGTTCTTGAAGATCTGAAAAGTGTAAGAGAAGCTCTCAAAGGAGAGAAGCCTCTTGAAAAACAAAAAATAAGTGATATACAAAATAATTATTATTTTAGAAAAGAAGTTGGAAGAAGTTCTGAAGATTATAATGGAGTTCCATTAGAAAAACTTCAAAGAGCTTATGAGGAACTTAGAAGAAGCTACCAAAAACTAGAAGATGAACCAACTTCTGCTGAAGTCAGAAGAACTGTTGGAAGAAACATAGAGTTAAGAAAGCATGGTGGCGCACCAACAAGAGAAGAAAGAGAATTTCTTCAAAGAGACGATAAGTTCTCAGAAGCACTTGCTCTTTACTCTTTTAGAAGATTGAAAGATGATAAAGATATTAAGTCAGCTGGCGGTAACAAGGTTATAGTCTCAGGAGAGCTTAAAGGATTATTTAGTAGAATAGTTGATGTTTTGATAAGTAATCAAACTGAAAGAAGAAAAGATTATTTTTCTTCTTTTGCAAAGCACAGAGAAAGAGTTCAATTTACCGAAAATGAAAAGAAAATTTGGAAACTTAGACCAACCGGAAGGCAATTCTCTTCTGATTTAAATGATTACTATCAGGCAATAAAAGAAGATGACTTCAAGGGAGTTGTCAACATAAAGAAAAACGATAAGGTAATTCAAGCAGAGAAAGAAGTAGAAAAACAAGTTAAAAGATTTGAGAGAGACATTGCCAAAAAAATAGACGCCGAAGACTTTAAAGAATTAAAAAGACTTAGAGTTATCAATAATCTAATAACAGTCAAAGAACTTGAAGAACCACAAAACTTATTTAAGTCAGAAGATGAAATAGAAAAAGATGCACCAAAGGGAGAAAAAACCGAAGCTGACGAAAAAGAAGATGTATCTTTTGATGACTTTAGAGATTTCTTGGAAAAAGTTGCAACACAAAAATATGAAACTTTAGCATCTTTAAACAAAGATAAAGAAAAGCTTAGTAAAATGGAATCCTCTGTTGAAATGACAAAAACTCAAAAAAATAAGATTAATGATTTGTTATTTAAAACTAAGCAAAGAAAGAAGCTAGAAGCTCAGAAAATAAAAGATTATATTTCTGGATATGAATATGACGATTCTGATAAAATATTAGAAGTTCAAGATATTGAAAAGAAAGTTTATTCAATTCTAAATAGAAAATATTTTGATGCTAATACTTTAGCAAGAGACGTAGATTCTCTTAAAAATTTGTTAACTCAATACAAGTCCCAGAACCCAGATAAGTATGAAAAAGAATTAGATAGTATATCTTATTTGTTCAATGAGTTAGGAAAGAAGCACGGCTTTTATGTTAGGAGAGATTAGAAATGCAGCCTAATATTGTAGGAAATTTCTATACAGATAGATTTAACCAAATACCCAAGCAACAAGAAGTTAAAATAGTTGTATCTCCTGCAGATGTTAATCTTAATTTTTTCAATGCAAGGACAATGGGGAAATCCTATAAAATAGAATTTATTGTAAATCTTTATGGCCCAAAGTATATAAATTATAATGTTAGGAATTTAGATTTTAATTCTTTAAAGCAATCAATATTGCAGAAAATTCCAACTCAGGATAAAGATTATTTAAAACTAGAAAAGTTCGATGATAGAAAAGCAGTTTTTACTTTTAACGATGAAAAATGGTTTTCAGAAGCTGTAAGAAATATAAAAAAATCCTATATTCCTGGAGCTTTTAATTCTAAGTTTAAGTTTAATAAGCAAATACCAAGAGTAATAGCTTACGATATAATAAGAAGCGGATTTAATGCTTATATAACAAAAAAGTTTGAAGAGTATATGACAAGAAATAAAATAGCTCAAAAAAATTTGCTGTTTTCTATTATACCAAATAACTTAAAAGAAAAGTTTTCCGGTAAGCTTAATTCCCTTTTTACTTATTCATATAATTATTCTGAAAATGCTATTATAGCAGAGATGAAGACCGAGTATGTTTTGATGTTCTCTCTTGCTGTATCAGAAATGTCTAAAAACTCAAATAAAAGCATAGTAGGCATTAACTTTAATCAGAGAGTAAAAGGCAATATGTTAAAACCATTAGCTGGTAGTTTTGCAAGTAAAGGTATTCTTGGGGGTAGATAATAATCTATGAATGAAAAAATTTCTTCTTTAGTGGCTGACTTTTTGGTTATGTATGTTAAGCTACACAATATTCACTGGCATACTAGGGGTCCTCATTTTTTTCAAGTTCATAAAATGACAGAAAATTTATATGATGAATTCGCAGACTATTATGACGAGCTATCAGAAAGACTTATAGCTATTGGCGGAAAACCACCTGTAACTATGAAGGAATCTTTGTTGTTTTCTTCTATAAAAGAAGACAGCAGAAGAATGTTTAGTTGCAAAGAAGGAATTGACGTAGTTTTAAAAGACGTAAATATATTAATAGAAAAAATTCAAGAAATTCTTAAAGAAAAAGTAGATTTTGTTACGGAGGATTTACTAATTAGTTTGTTGAAAAATTTTGAAAAAAATAAGTGGATCTTTGAATCTACTTTAGAAACTTTTCAATAAAAAAAGTATTGACATAAAAAATTTTATATACTATATTATAAGAAAGATAAAGCCGCTTCGTAGAAGGGCATAAAAATAACGCTTCTTTATAGGAGGTTTGGATATGGTATATTATCCAAAAAACTATCTTTTTTTCGACGAACTCTTTAGAGATGTCGAAAGATTAATTTCTGGGACCGCAAGTGTCTCATACGAATCCCCTGCTTTCCCAAAAGCAGATATAGAGGTGGATAGAGAAACTAATAATGTTATCTTCCATTTCGCAGTAGCTGGGTATAAGCCAGAGGATTTGGAAATATTGTTTGAGGACAATTCTCTTATTGTGAGAACAATAAAAGAATATGAAGTTCCTCAAAGAGACGAGGGAAAAATTTGCATCTCTTCAAAAATAAAGAGATCAAAGTTTTCTGAGAGATACACTATTCCTTTCGACAAATACGATGTCGATAACGCTAAGGCTAGATTTGATAATGGAATACTATCTGTTGGTATACCTGCAAAAGAGGCTGCAAAGCCAAAACGACTAGAAATTCAGAAGGGTAATGTGAAACTTCTTAATTAAAAAAAAAGGGCCACTTTTCAGTGGCCCTTTTAAATTTATACAAAAAATTTACTGATCGTTAGGTCCAGTATCAGCAGTCTTGATTGCATAATCATATCGGAAAGTAGCAGAAATTTCAGAGATTGTATCATCTTCAGATGAAAGGTTTTCTCCAAAGGTTACAGTCATTGGCCAAACATGGAAAAGGTTCCATGATCTAAAAACTACACCCAAAGGATCTAGTTGAGCAATTGTTCCATTGGTTGTGTATTGTGATTTATACTTCATTTGACCAGTCAAAGGATTATAAATTTCACTTGCCCAAGTGTCAAGGATTTGCGCTGCAGAATTTTGTTCTATATAATCATAGAACGTAGCAGTTATTTGATTCCATTGAATTTTTCCAGCTGAATAAAACCACTCGTTTAGTCTCTGAGTGCTTCCTTCAGTGTAAGTCTTGTTTGGTAGAGTTACTGTTTTTGCTGCAAATGCTAAATCTTCAGTAAGTGTTGCGGCTCCACCAGGAATTGCTTCAAAAAGCATGATCCAACGGTTTCTTCTTACTGGTTCAACCGTAGAGCTCTTCGCCATTGAAATAGTTAAAGCCATTTTTTTCTCCTAAAAAATTGTTTATTTTTAACTTGCTGTTAATGCGTATATAAATGTATTAAACACTAATAGGATTTCATATTTTGTCCGATTTAACAAAAATTTGTAGAAAATGTAGCTTAGAAAAGAAAATAACCGAATTTCACAAGGACAATGAAAAGAAATTTGGTGTAAAAAATATATGCAAAAAATGTTATTCGACGAAAAAAAGAAAGTCAAATAATAAGCTAAAAAAGTTAATTTCAAGTTCTATGTATAAATCATTGAAAAGAAATAAAAACAATTACTCTTGGGAAAAAATAGTTGGATATACTTTAGATGATTTAAAAAAGCATCTTGAAGAAAATTTTGAAGAAAATATGAATTGGGATAATTATGGAAAATACTGGGTTGTAGAGAAAATAATACCTATAAGTTTTTACTCCAATAACGAAATAGATAAGTGCTTCTCTTTAAGAAACATAAAACCAGAGATAAAAGAAAAAGTGTTGAGAAAAAAAATTTATGATATTAGAAAAGAGATTAAGGAAAAGCATTTGTTTGACATTCTTCCATTAGGAAATGTTTCTTATCTTTTAGAGCTTCAGGAAAAGGAAAAGCAATGAAATTAATTATAACAGGGGATCTTCATTCAAGGAAAGATGATTTATATTCTGAGTTTGCAATAAGCTATCTAGAGTTCTTATTTGAATATGCTAAAAAAAGTAAAATAGATACAATTGTTTTTGATGGAGATATTTTTGATAAGTCAACAAGAATTCACAATGAAACATTTATTCCCGTTTTTAAACTACTTTATGAAAATAAAGATAATTTTAGATTTTACTTTATTTTGGGAAACCATGATATTTATTCTATTGATAACGATTCCATAGTAGAAACTTTTGCACCAATAGGTCCTGTGATAAAAGAAAATCAGCAATTTGAAATAGGCGGAATTAAAATAGACATGCTTGCGTATACGAAAAACACAAGCGATCTTATTTATTCCGAAAAAACAGGTGGAGATATTTTAATAACTCACTTGGCTATAGCAAATTTTTCTTTTGATAATTCTTATCATGTTAATGAGAAAATAGCATTTACTCCAGATTTATTCAGTGGATATAGAAAAGTTTTTTCTGGACATTTTCATAAATTTCAAGAGAACAAAAATATTGTCTATGTTGGCTCTCCTTTCCAACAAAACTTTGGAGAGACAGGGGAAGAAAAAGGATTTGTTGTTCTTGAAACAGATGACTTAAGCTGGACTTTTGAAAAATATAAGTTCGGTCCTGTTTATAAAAAAGAAAATATAGAAGATTTATTAACAAAAGAATATCCATCTAAGTATTTCTATAACACTTTTCTACAAGTAGAAATTAAACAGAAAGTAGATAATTTTGTAAAACTTAAGCACGTTCTTTATGAAAGAGGAGTTATTAAAATAGTTCCAAAGTTCATAAAAGAAGAGGTAGGAATAAACCACGAAGATGGAAAAGATGTAGAAATAAATCAAAGTTTAGAAAATATGGTTGTTTCTTTTATTAAAGAAAAAGTTTCCGAAGAAGGAATTGATAACGAGAAACTTATAAAAATATTTTCTACAGCATATAAGAATACTCTTTAAGGAAGTGTAATGAAGTTTATAAACGTAAAATTTAAGAATTTTAAAAGTTATCCAGATAATGAGGTAGAGCTTGATTTATCTTTTAAAGGAGCTAAATTAGTTGTAGGAAAAAACGGAGCTGGTAAATCCACTGCTCTTGAGGCAATAGGCTGGATTATCTACGGCAAGACACAAGATAGCTCAGATGGTATAGTTAATCGAGTTACCAAGAAAGATTGCAAGGGGGAGCTAAATTTCTTCATAGGCAAGGATCTATACTCTATCGTAAGATACAGAAGACATACAGAATATGGAAATAAGCTTTTCTTGTTTAAGAACAAGAAAGATGTATCTTCTCCTAAAGCACCAGAAACACAAAATATGATTAATGATGTTGTAGGAATTCCATATCTTGGATTTATTTCTTCTATTTATTATTCTATGGAACAAGCTGGTGGTTTTTTAAGAACAAAGAATTCTGATAGATTAAAGAAAATAGAAGCAGTTTTACCTATAGGAAGTATTAATGCTATTAGAGATAAAATAAAAAAAGATATTGATGTTTTATCAGAAAAAGAGAAAGCTTTAAAAGATGAAAAGAATGCTATAGAAGTTTCTATAGAAGAAAAGAAATATAGTATTGTAAGATATAAAGAAAATTGTTTAAGGCAAGAAGAAGAGATAAATAAATCAATAGTTAAAATTGATGCTGATATAAAATATTTAAAAGAGAATAATGAAGAAAACTCTAAAATAGATATAGATACTGAATTTAAAAAAATAAAAAACTATTCTATAAAAAAAGCGGTAGATGAATTAAAAAATTCTTTAAATAAAAGTTTGGTGGATTTAGAAAAAAATTTATTTGAACTTCAGAATGATCTTTCTTCTATACCTATTTCTAAGAAAGTTTTTAAAAGAAATTTATTAGAAAAACAAATTTGCGATATAAGCTCTGAGCAATTAGAAATTTCTAATATAGAAAAAGAAATTTCTGAAATAGAAGAAATAGATATTAGTTCTAATCTTAAATTAATAGAGCAGAAAAGAAAACTAGAAATAGTAAAACTAGAATTAGAAAATTCTATAAAAAATATACAAAGAGACTATTCCTTTCTTCTAGAAAAAGAAGCGGAAATTGAAAGAATTCAATCTGAAATTGAAAAAAAGAAAATTAGCTTCAACGAAGCAGCTGAGCATAGAAGCGTTTGCCCTACTTGTAATCAAACTATAACAGACGAAATATTTTTAATAATAAAAGAAAAGCACGAAAAAGAATTAGATGTATTACAGAAGAATATTGTTGAAAGAAAACAAGAAATAGAAAGCGATAAGTTCAATAATGTCAAAAAAGAGTTCGAGAATACTGTTCCTGAAAATAAAGAAAAAATAGAGAAAATATCAACAGCTATTAGCGCTATTATTGTAAAATATTCAGAAGATTTTCTTTTAAGCCTTGAAGAAAGTAAGAAAAAACTTACTAATGATCTTTTAAATAAAAAGAATAAAATTAATGATACATTAAAGAATAATGAAAAAATAAATTCTCAGTTAGAAATTTTAAATTCTGACATAGGAGATTTAACAGGATTTAATTTAATTGATCTTAATTCTTTAGAAGAATATGAAATATTGGAAAATAAAATTTCATCTGAAATACAGAGAATAAACAATAGCATAAAATTGAGTAAGGAAGAAGATGAAGAAGTAAAAAGAAAAATAGATATTTTAGAATCTAATTATGATGAAAGTCTTGGTATTTCTAAATATTCAGAAGATTTCTTAAATAACATAAAAGAACTTAATGATAAGTTTAATGAAAATATAGAAAAGCTTGAAAGAAATAAAAGTGATTTAAACATAAAACTAACAAGCTTATTTGATAAAGAATATGTTAAGCAAATAGAAAACGAAATAGAGCCAGCTAACAATAAGTTATCAGAAACAGAAAAGAAGTTATTCGCTACAGTTAATGTATTGAAACATTGTGCATATTTATATGAGTATATATTATCCAATAAGTCAGAGGGATTTAAGAAATATTTTATATCCAAGATAGTTGATACTTTTAATGAAAAAATAAATTTCTTCTTAGAATTCTTTTTTGAAGAAAAAGTAGAAATTGTTTTTGATAAAGAACTTAATGAAATAATTAAAGTAGATGGAGAAGAAGTTGCTTTTAATTCTTTTAGTTCTGGTCAAAAGACAAGAGCAGAAACAGCAATTTCCTTTGCTATGTTTTCATTAGTAAAAGTGTTTTTCTCTAATGAGATAAACTTAGCGGTTTTTGATGAAGTGCTTGATGCCAACTTAGATAAAGAAGGTGTGGAGGCTGCTATAAATATATTAAAATATTTTACTGAAGATAATGCTGTTTTTATAATGTCACATAGAGAAGAAGTTCAAGAGAAATTTGCTAATAAGATTGTTGTAGTAAGAGAGAATGGTTTAACGAGAATAAAAGAAATTTAAAAAAAAGCCCCTAATTAGGGGCTTTTTTTATGAAATTCCAAATCTTGTTCCTACTTTCTGAGCGAGTAGTCTTGCTCTTTTTTTGGCTTCAACTTCTGGAACAGTTTCAACTTCTGCTTGTTTAACAGTTTCATCTTCTGGTTTAACTTTTGAAACTTTTGGTGCTTCTTGGGATTGTTGTTTATTTTGTGGAGCTTCCTGTTTTTCTTGTGAAGCTTGTGCAGTTTCTTGGGTTTGTTGTGTAGTATTATTTAATTTGCTATTTACTGCATTAACAGCCTTTCTCTGCTCTGCAACTTTATTTAAAGCTTCTTTTGCTCTTGAAACAACAGAAGAAGAAGCTATATTTTTTGCTGCCTTTGCTGTTGCATCTGCAATTCTTGCAGCTGGTCTATAAAGAGCAGAACCCTTTACTGCTTTCTCAACCTTTCTAGCTGCAACATCAACTGCCCCTACTTTTTGTAATCTATTTAATCTTTGAGTTGCTACATCAAGTTCTTCTCTAACTTTTCCTTTTTCTTCTTCTGGAAGACCTGTGTCATTAAGTTTTGCTTTTAATGCTTTTATTGTTTCTTGTTCTTTTTCTATGTCACCCTGTCTTCTGGAAAGAACATCTTCTTTATTTGCTTCTTTTTTTTCTGCTTTTAAAGCTCCAGCTTCTTCTTTTGCTGCTTCTTTTCTGCCAACTCTTTTTTCTAAGGTTTCAATTTGGTTTCCATAAACAGTGTTAAGTGTTCCAAATTCTCTATCTGCTTTTGCTATTAAAGCATTGGCTCTTCTGATAGAATTTTCTGTAGGGAAATCAGTTAAAAGTTTTGTTGCTTTTTCTAAATCAGACTTTATTTTAGAGGAAGATGATTTAAAGTCTTTACTTACTTTTAAAGCATTCATCTTAATTGTTCCTACAGCAGGTGCTCTATTGACTAAATCGTTTATCTTAATAGTAAAATCATTTATTTTTTTAGATATTTCATCGTGATATTCTGTTGCTCTATCTTTATTAACTTCTTCCTTACTTGAAAGCTTTTCTTCTTTTCCTTTTTCTTCGGAAGAAGTTTCATCTTCTTCCTCTTGATCTTTTTCTGTTTCTTTTGTTTGCTCTGAAGCTGGACTAGAGGTATTTTTTTCTTCTTTGGGTTGCACCGCAGGCTCTTCTGATTTTGCAGCTGGTTGTTCTACTTTTTGCTCTTCAGCTGATGGGCCTTCTCCAGATGCAATTTTTTCCAAGTCAGAAAGAATTTCTTTGTTTTTTATAGTCTTCTTTGCTTTATTCATAAAATCTGAAAAAGCATCATCTTCGAAAGTATCAAGAATTTCATCTGTGGAAATTTTATTTTGTTTCCAATCACTTACCATTTGTTGAATATTTTTCTGATTTATTTTGTTTCCAGAAGCCCAAAAATCATAGGCAGTTTTTGCAGAGTTTTGCATCTCAGAGCCTTGTTTTTCTTGTTGAGCTTCTGGTTTTTCTTGCTGAACTCCAGAGTTATCTTTTATTTTTTTTATGTTTGCGTTTGGTTGTTGTTGAACTTTTTCTTCTTTTTGATTATCTTGTTGAACAGGTGCTACCCCATCTCCCTTTAGATTTCTTCCATCTTCAAGGTGTCCATAAATTTTCTTTAATGCTCCTAAGTTTTTAGGTTTTTCTGTTCTTGAAAATTTCATCATTGCTTCAAATCTTTTTTCTCCAAGAAGTTTTCTTAATTCTGTAACTGGTTTGCTTCCAGCGTTTTTATCTGCTTCCTTTGCTATAGCTTTAAAAACATTTGAAACAACAGCTGGGTAATCTTTACCTGCTATTTGTTCTTCCTTAAGTTTTGGAAAAACTTGCTTTAAAAAACTTTTTCCATCCATCTTCTTAGACATATAGTTATCAAAATTATTTACAAATTGCTGTGCATTAAAAAAGTCTTTATCTTTTGAAATGGTTGTGGCTAAAGTATTTGCGTTTTTTATAGGAACTAAATCTGTAGTAGTCGTGTTAGGAGATTGACTATTTTTTGCTAATACTTCTTTAGAAGCAACATAAAGTCCTTTATCTGCATTTTTTGTGGATACTTCTTTTTTTTCTGCAGATTTTGTGCTAGGTCTTTCGTTGTAAACATTTAATATTTCTTTTGCAATTTTTGATTTTGTAGGTGTTCCTGTTTCAGCAATTTCTTTGAATTTATTTTCATCAAAATTAAGAGGTTTTTCACCTTGCTTAAGAGCTGTTAGAAAATTTTTCATTTTATCAACAGTTAATTCTTTTGCTATATTTTTGCTATTTTTAGAAGATTTTTCTCTTGTTATGCTTCCGTCGCTTCCACCACTTGTAAAACCTTGATTAGAATTTACCATATCATCATCTTCGCCATTAGCTCCGTTTTCTAAATCATCAATATTTCCAGCGTCTACAGAAACGCCATCATATGCCGAAGAAGCTAAGTCTTTTACTTTTTTAGGCTTTTTTGTTCTTGCTTCTGAAATGATCTTCTCTTTTTGCTCTTCTAAAATTGAATAAAAATTTTTCATTTATATTTTTTCCTAAAACTAATAGTAGTATATAAAAACCAGAATTAACTTTACAAAAAGAAAAGTGTAAGTTAAACGATCTGTCTTGTAAAATTATTGACAAAGAATTTTTTAAATTTTATATTTTAAATAAGGGGAAAAAATGATTTCATATCTAACCACAGGAATATTAGCAATATTAGCGTCAATCGCAATCTCTATAGCAAGTGCTTGGTTTTCAATAAACGGAATGGCTGCGATATTTATCTCTCTTCAGCTCCCTGTAATGTATATGACAGGAGTTCTTGAATTAGGAAAAACAATAACAGCAGTATGGCTTGAATACAACTGGGAAAAAACAAACAAAATATTAAGAACTGTTCTTATAACTATAACAGCTATTTTAATTCTTTTTTCTTCTTCAGGTATATTTGGCTATCTCTCTAAAGCATATGCAGACGAAAGAGCCAGAGGTGGATCTAATAACGTAGCAACAGAAAGAATAGAAAGTGCTATAGAAAGAGAAAGAACGAATATTGAAAGACAAGAAAGCGAACTTATTAAATATGATGAAACAGTAGGTGGTTTTCTTGATATATATCAAGAGTATGATAATGCTACAACTGGACTTAGGCAGTTTAATGAAACAAGACAAGCTAGAGATGTAATAGTTGGATCTATAAATAATTCTTATATAGCCATAGAGAGTTTGGAATCAGAACTTCAGGAGTTAAGAATAGAAAATGTTAATAGAGAAGCTAATATAGGGCCTATAATTTATATAGCCCAACTTCTTTATGGGCAAGAAGAAGTTACTCAAGAAACTTTAGATGCCGCAGTAAGAATGATGATTATTATAATACTTTTAGTATTTGATCCATTAGCTGTTCTTTTAATGGTTGCTGGAAATTTAGCTATAAAAAATTATGCTATTGCAAAGAAATCAATTCAACAAGAAATTCTTAAAAAAGACATTGTAGTAGCTCCTAAAACTACTAGACAAAGAAAAAAGAAACTAGTAGATACTGAAAAAAGCGAAGCTCCAGTTGTCAAGAAGATATCTGATATACCAGATATTCCTGTTGACAAAAAAAAGAAAATAAACGATAATATTGAAAAGCCTATATATTTTATAGGTCTAAAGGGAAGGAGCTAAATAATTAATGGGTTTTAACCATCTTCATTTACATTGTCAGTTAGGTTCTAGGTTAGATGCACTTTTAAATCCAGAAGATGCAATAAAAAAAGCAAAAGAAAGTGGACATACTTCCGTCGCTATCACAGATCATGGAAGTCTTTCTTCTCATTGGGAAATTTTTGAAGCCTCTAAGAAACACGGCGTTAAGCCAATTTATGGTTGCGAGGTTTATGTAAACAATAGTTTAATTTCTTTAAAAGAAGATAATATAAAAAGAGAGAGAACGAAAGATCATCATTTAATTCTACTAGCCAAAAACAAAATTGGCTATAAAAATCTTCTATATTTAAATTATTTATCAAATAAAGACGAAGAACATTTTTACTACAGAAATAGACTAACAGAAAAAGAAATATTTGAAAACTCAGAAGGATTAATTTGCGGAACAGCTTGTATGGCTAGTCCATTTGCTGATGCTTTAAAAAGAAGTGAAGAAGAGGCAGAAAACAAAATCCTTGAATACTATAGCGTGTTTAAAGAGAATTTTTATCTTGAGCTTCAACTCAATGAATTAGTTAAAGATATGGAGGGATTTAAAGAAGGCCAGAAGACAATAAATGATTTTATGATTAAGATGTCTAAGAAGCACGATCTTCCTTTAGTTCTTACTGGAGATGTTCATTATCTTGAGAAGGATGGAGCCGCTAAACAGATAATATCTTTAACAATAGCTCAGGGCGGAGATTTAGTAAAAAATCCTGTTAACTTTATTGAAGCAAGAAGTCTCTATTATCAAGTAGAAGATGATTTTCAAAGATTTAATATAGAGTATGGTTACAATTATTCAGAAAAAGATATCTCTACTTGGTTGGGCAACACTCAATTTATTGTGGATAAAATAGAATATCAAATAGAAGAATCCGATAGAATACATTTACCTAAATTTTCCGATAATGATGAAGGAGAATTGATAACTAAGGCCGAGATAGGAATAATGTCGAGGTTTAATGTTTCCTCTCTTTTAGATATACCAAAAGAATATAAAGACAGGCTTATGTATGAATTAGAGGTAATTATAAGAAAGAATTTTTCTAGTTACCTTCTTATCTTAGCTGATGTAGTAAATCATTTCAAAGAAGAGGGTCATATGTTTGGAGGAGCCAGAGGTAGTGCTGCAGGAAGTCTTGTTGCTTATTCTTTAGGAATAACTGAAATAGATCCTATACAATTTGGCTTATTGTTTGAAAGATTTTTGTCAGACTCTAGATCGCCTGATTATAGTTATAAGTTTTTTAATTAATGGAGTAAATAGTGGAATTTGAAGAGTTAAAGAAAATATGCGACGAAAAAATAAAAGAGTTCCCTGACTTTCAGAAACAATATAGAAAGGAGATAATAGGCGCCAAGAGATATTATAATAATGGAACCAACCTTTATGAAGAATTCGTAAATAAAAAGGAGAAAATTGATAATAGGTATGTCCTCCCCTTTCTTTTAGGATTTACTAATAAAATAGATACAAGTAAGGAAATGGAACTTGTTCAAATAAAACAAGGAGATACTGGTGCTATTGATATTGATACAGATAGTCCTTCTTATTTAAAAGAAAGCATATTCAACTATCTTTCAGAAAAATATGGAAAAGAGAATGTCTTAAAAGTAGGAACTCAATCAAGACTTGGTTTCAAGTCTGCTACAAAAGATATTCTAAGAGTTTTTGGTATTCCTTTTAAGGAAAGTAATGAATTTACTTCAGTAATAGATAACGAACTTTCTTGGGAAGATAATATTAAAAATATTGCAGAAAACTATCCAGATAAATATGAGTTCTATCTTAAACATAAAAAGAAAATAGACTTAGCTCAAGACTTTAATGGAAAAGTTCGTCAAAATGGAGTTCATGCTGGGGGCGTGATCGTAACAGATAAGCCCGTATATGAATATATTCCTGTAGAGAGAATTTCTGGAGTTCCTGTAACTGCATATCCTGAAAGTGGATCAGAGGCAGTTCTTGATAAAAATCATATAGTAAAATTTGACTTTCTTTCTATTACAATTTTAGATGTTATGACTTATGCTTTAGAAATTCTGCAAAAAAAGAAAACTAAGTTGTTTCTTATAGAAGAGGATGGAATTAAAAAAATAGTTCCAGAAGAATACTTGCAAGAAAACGCTTGACAATAAAATAAATTTTGATTATAATTTATTAAAAGAGGTAAGTGTAAGATGAATGTTTTTGTTTTAGATGAAGATATTATTAAAAGTGTTCAATATTATTACGATAGTCATGTTGTAAAAATTATTCTTGAAGCAGCTCAGTGCTTATCTACTGCACATAGAGTATTAGATGGAAAAGAAGAATTGCAATTATCTAAAAATGGAAGAAGATTAAAAAGATTTATTTTAGAAAATAATAACGATGATTATTATTTAGCAACTCATGTCAATCATCCTCTAAATATTTTTATAAGAGAAAGTAAAGAAAATTATAATTTTATTTATAATTATTTTTTAGAGCTAAATAAAGAATTTAGTTATAGATTTAATAAAATACATTTATCTTATAAAAAATTAAATGATCTTTTAATAAATACTCCTAAAAATATAAATAAAGAAAAGCATTTTAATTTAGAATACTACCCAAGGATGATGGGAGAATATGTTGACAAAAATTTAAATGTAGTTGATAATTATAGAAAATATTATAAAGAGGGAAAAAGCCACCTTATAAAATATACAAAAAGAGAAAAACCAGAATGGCTTTTATAGGAATAAGATATGCAACAATTAGTGTTTTTAAGATCTAAAACAAATAATCTCATTTATATAATGAAACTAGATATTGATACTCCATTATATAATGATGAGCTTATAGAAGAAGGTTTATATAAACTTAAGGGCATAAAAATTTCCGATAAAGAATTAGAAGAAATAGATGATTTTTATGCTTATTTTAAACAGAATAAAAAATCTTATACTTTTTATCCCTTTAAATTTCATTCTCTTTTTTATAGTTCTATTCACAATATTTCAAAAGAAGAAATTATGAAAAAATTATACGCTGTTACACAAGAAGAAAACGGGCAATATCTATTCATTTTTTAAAGGAGAAAAAATGCCACAACCAAGAAGAACTAAACAAATTCTTTCATCCGAAGGAAATCAAAGAATTGATGAAAGTTTAGAAAGATTTGAAGATGTTTTAAATTTTATGGAAGAAGAGCTAATGAATGAAGAGCCATCTTTAATCAAGCTTGCAAATTTACATGGAAAATTAACTGGATTTTATAGAGAAATAATTTATTTTAGGAATAAGTTCGAAGACAAGAGGCATAAAGCAAATACTTCTAGAAGGGGTTAAAGTTTGGAAAATGAAGTTGCAGTGTTGGTTAATGAAAATGAAGTAAAAGATCATAGAAAAGAATATTTTGAACAAATAAAAAATAATGGTAAATATGAAATAAATAAAGAACTAGCCACTGCTCTATTAGCTATTGAATTTGGTAATAAAAATATAATTATTTCTGGTTCAGCTGGAACTGGTAAAAGCACGTTTATAGAACTATTTCAAGAATATACTAGAAAGTCTTATGGACTATTCGCACCTACAGGTGTTGCCTCTTTAAACATTGGAGGGGTTACATTACATTCTTTTTTTGGATTAAGTATAGGTATAGCAGACAAATTTGATTTTAATAGAAGCGATGAAAAAAGAGAAATAATAAATAAATTAGATGTATTTATTATTGATGAAATTTCAATGGTAAGATCAGATGTAATTGATGCAATAGACTATCAGCTTAAATATTTCACTGGCAACTTTGACCAACCTTTTGGTGGAAAAAAAATGGTTTTCATAGGGGATCTTTTTCAGCTTCCCCCGATTGTTCAAAAAGGAACATTAGAAGAAAAAATAATTCTTGAAGCATATTCAACCCCTTGGTTTTTTGGGGCAGATATAGGAGAATTTGTTTTTATAATTTTTGAAAAAATTTATAGACAAAACTCAAAAGAATTAATATCTACTTTAAATAGAATAAGAGTTGGAACTCAAACAGATGATGATTTAAAATATTTAAATAAAAGAACTTTATTTAGTAGCCTGCCAGATAAAACAATATTTCTTACTACCACAAGAGCTAAAGCAGATGAAAAGAATTTTGTTAATTTGAATAAAATTCAAGATAAATCTTTTTATTATTCTGCAAAAGTTAATGGCGAGTTTCCAGAAACAATAATGCCAACCAAAACTCTTTTAGAGCTTAAGATAGGCGCACAGGTAATGTTTGTTAAAAATCATAAAGATGGTTCATGGTTTAACGGAACAATAGGTAGAATAGTAGGCATAGAAGTTTTTGATGGCTCTGATATAATTTTAGTAGAAGATGAATATGGAGAACTAAAAAAAGTTTCTATTGAAAAATGGGAAAACTATAAATATGTTTTAGAGTTTGATAGGCCAAAAAAGAAAATTGTTGGAGAGTTCTATCAATATCCATTAATTTTGGCTTGGGCGATAACCATTCATAAATCACAATCAAAAACTTATGAAAATATTTATATTGATTTAGGAAGAGGAATGTTTGCTGCTGGTCAAGCGTATGTTGCTTTAAGCAGGTGTAAAACTTTAGAAGGAATACACTTAAGTAGACCTCTTAGAAAGAGCGATATTATAGTTGATAATGATGTAAGAAAATTCTTTTTAAAGAATTTTTATGAAGAGAAAGAGGAAGTAAAAAAGATTGAAAATTGAAAACAGTGTTCTTCAACAGAAAGTAATAGAAAAAGATTATAATTTTATTTTAGATAAGGCTTATCAAATAGCCTCAAGTATAGTAAGCTCTCCACAAAAAGGTATTAATGTTTTTGATTATGAGCAAAGAGAAGACTTAGTTCAGGAAAGTGTTTCTCATATTTATAAAAATCTTATAGAGAACAAAATAAATCCAGAAAAGAATGTTTTTAATTTTATTTATACTTCATGTAGAAATAAAATTATAGAAAACCTAAGAGTTACTTCAAGAAGAAAAAGAATAAGATATTTTGAACAATACGATGAAACGGCTGATGAATTCAAAAAAATTAAAACAGAAGAAGAACACGACACGGTAAGGGAAACTATGAAAGTTTTTGAATATAATAGAAATTATATTATATTTGAACCAAATGACATAGAAAAGAATAAACGACTTTTTAAAAAGAAACTCAAAGAAATTAAAAAAAATATTGACGAGAATAATTTAACAAGAAAAACTTTCTATATGGTAATTTAATGGCAATAAAAATAATAAAAGAAGTAACAGTAAAAGATTTAAAAAAGTTTCTCTATAAGATAAATTTATCAGATGAAAATCTCTATAGAGAAGCTAATAATCCAAATATGATTGGAGTTTTCCAACTTACATCTGATACTTCTTCCAAAATCCTTAAGGAAGTAAGACCTAAAAACTTTGATGAAATATGTGCAATATCTTCTTTGGCAAGACCAGGAACTATAGAATTTGTTCCTGATTATATTAAGAATAAAGAAACTGGATCTAGTAAGTATCCTGAAATTATTTCAGATCTTCTAAAAGAAACCCACTCTGTAGTATTATACCAAGAACAGATTATGTCAATTTTTAATAAAATTGGTGGATTTAGTCTTGATAGAACTAACTACATAAGAGGGCTAATGAAGAAGCTTGGTAAGAAAGAGAAAAAACAAGAAGATGTTGATGCGTGGAATAAAGAAGTAGAAAAATTTAAAGAAGGTGCTAGACTAAAAGGATTAACAGATAGAGAATCCGATGAAGTTGCAGATGACCTTTTAAGGCTTTCTTCTTATAGTTTTAATAAATCACACGCCGTTGCTTATTCCTATATTGGAATGATGAACTTATATCTTTCTTATTACTTTAGAAAATATTATTATTCTTCTGTTTTGTCTTATGAAGTAGATAGAGATAAATCTATAGGCGATGTTTTTAAGCTTGTAAAAGAGCAAGGGTTTATTGTTAATCCGCCAGATGTAAATAATTCTGATTATAAGATTTTTCCAACTGATGCGAACAGAGAACTTGTTTATGGTTTAATTGATATTAAAGGTGTTGGAGAAAAAGCTATTCCTTCTATAATAGAAAATAGGCCATATAAAGACTTGTTTGATTTTTATATAAAAACTCAAGGAAAAGGGGTTAATGCTACTGTAATAAAATCTTTAATCTGTTCTGGCGCTTTTGATTTTTATGATAAGAATAGAAAAAAGCTCTTAGAAGTTTTTATTGATTTTAGTGAAAAGAAGAAGTCAAAAAAAGATCCTGCTACTTTATTTTCTATATTTAAAGAGTGCGAAAAAGAAAAAGCAGATGTAGTAACAACTAATGAAGATTTAATAGAATACGAGAAAACATTTTTAGGGGCAAATATTTTTACTTCTCTTTTTAATGAAAAAATGAATAAAGTATTTTTAGAGATGGAAGAAAAAAGTCTTATAAAAACAAATTTGGAAAAGGTTACAATAGGAGCATCTAGAGTTCCAGTTATAATAACAAGAAAGCATGAATTAAACGATAAGAACGGAAACCCTATGTGTTTTATCGAATTTGAGGATATGCACGGGAATAGAGATTCGGTTCCTATATTTTCTTCCTATTTTAAGTTTCTTGAGCCTTTTGAAGTGAATTGTGTTTACCTTATTTCTCTGTATAGAAAAGAAGGTAAGATTATGTTTGGAACAAGTAAATATGAAGATAGAGAAGAGCCTATAAAAAGATTTGTAAAGAAGATAAAGGGAGATTAAATATGGCCGAGATTATAAAAATTAATACTTTTGGAAACCAAGAACAAGAGTGGGAAATGGAGCAGAAGGAAGTAGCTCCATCAGGAAAAGTTCTTGTTACTCTTACTAATGTTAAAACAAGAGAAATAAAAGAAGGATTTATAAAATCTCTATACTCTTCTGGTAAATATGAGATAGAAATTATTAGCGGTAAAAAATGAGCATATTAGAAGAAAAAGTATTAGTTCTCAATAAAAATTTTTCTCCAATTAATGTGGTTAATGTAAGAGAAGCTATTCATAAAGTATTTTCTGGAATAGCGGAAATAATAGAAGTTTCAGAAAAAGTATTTCAAATTTATGATTTCCATTCTTGGTCAGAAATGTCTCTGCTAAAAGCAGAGCTTGATGAAATTGGCAATGAAAAACTTATACGCTCCCAGTCAATTGTTTTTGAAGTTCCTAGAATTATAAGGGTTTTAAAATATTCTAAAAAGTATAATGGATCTGTAAGACTTACTAGAATAAATGTTTTAAAAAGAGACAAGTTCCAATGTCAATATTGCGGAGAGAAAAAGGAAAAAGAAAAACTTACAATAGATCATATAATTCCACTTTCAAAAGGCGGGAAAACTATTTGGAGTAATGTTGTTACTGCTTGTTATCATTGTAATTCAGTAATAAAAAAAGATAAAAAATTAGAAGAAACTGGACTTACTCTTATAAAAAAACCAGAAATTCCAGATTTTTTAAGAATGATAATTTATGATGCAAAACATCCTCTTCACAGAGAAAAATATTCTTGCTGGGGAAATTTTATCAGCGAAGTATATTGGAATATAGAGTTAGAGGAATAAACTATGATTGAGCTTTATAAAAAAATAAAATTAAAAAGCGGAAAGATTGTTATGCCTATAGAAGTAGATAAAGAATACTTTATAGCAATAGACGCAGATGGTAAAAATAACACTTATTCTTTTAGTGAGTTAAAAGAAGAGAAAAAAGAAAGTAGCAATAATGTAATAACTATAAAACCCACTTTCATAGAAGATAGTTTCTTTGAAATTCCAGAAGAAAAAGAAGTAGTAGAGGAAAAAGAACAGGAAGTAAAAGTAGTTCCAAAAGTTGAACCAAAAAAAGAGGTAAAGGTAATTCAGGAAAAGAAAAAAGAAATTCAAAACGATGGTTTCTTTGACGATGAATATGATATTTAATGGAGTTATACTATGAAACTTTCTGATTTAATAAAAGAGCAACTTGATATAAATTCTGATAAAAAGGTGGTTGAACTTCAAAACAGGCTAATCTCAGAAAAAAATGCTAAAATTATGCAAGCAGAAGAAGAGATTGAAGAAAGAAGAAAAGAGCTAGAAAAGCAAGAGGCAGAACAAGAAAAGAAGCAACTAGAAGCTGAAAAAGATTTAGAAGAAAAAGAAAAAAAGATAAAACTTCCAGTGTTAAGAAGGCCAAGTGGAGTTCAAAAAAATGTAAATACAAAAGTTCCTTTAATAAAGGAAAAAGTAACGCCACCTACAATGAACTCTGCACCAGGAGCAAATTACACCCCAGCCCAGTAGTAGATAAACCAGTGGAGAGAAGATGCAAAAAACAATAACGCTTGGTGAACAAAAAAAACAAATAGATGATTATGAAGATATAGCTATAGAAATAGCTATATCGTATAAAAAATATTACGATATTTATAAAAGAAATTCTGGAAAACACTCAAATCTCTTCTATGTGAAAAAAGATCAAAGTTCAAATGATAAAATAAAGAACCACAAATGGTTCGAAGCATTCTTAATAACAGCTAAAAGATATGGAATACAAGATGATTTTAATCCTGAGTATTTTGTCAGAGCTATATTTGAAAAGAATGGATTTGTATACCCTCATCAACTAAAGACACAAAGATCTTGGAATGATTATAAAGATCTTATAAAAATTTATAAAGAAAAAGAACAAGAAGCAAAAATTCCTTTCATTAAAAAAGTAGTTCCAAAATGTTCAAGAACATTCTCGCTCCTAAAGTATTTAGGAGGAGCCACTAATTTCATTGACAAAAATAAAAATTTAATATTAAATAATTCTATTGAAATATTTCCTTTAATATATTCTAAAAACTTTAGAGACTGGATAAGCAGAACTCAAGAAGAAAGTTTAGAAACAACAATGAAGATAAGAAAAATAATTTCAATAACTATACCTCTTATAAATAATAGCGAAGATTTAGAGGAGAGGAATAAAATAAAAAAAGAAATAATGGACAGCTTAGGTCCAGATGATTATACGGAGGAAGTTTGGAACATTTAGTTATGCTTGATGCTATGAATAGCATTTATATGTCTTTCTTTCAAGCAAAGAGGCAATTGAAAGAAAATGAAGGGATAGAGGATTTTACAGAAAAACATATACCATTTTTTTTACATGTGTATTTACAAAAGCTTAATAGGCTTTTCTCTACTTACAAAAGAATAGTAATATGTCAAGAAGGTATTAATTCTACAAAATGGAGAAAAGAAATTTATCCAGCTTATAAGCAAAACAGAGACGAGAAAAAGGATACTGAAGAACATAAGATTTTTGTATCTTCTCTTAGGCTTATAGAAGAAATATTTAACTATTATCCATGTAAGGTTATGAAGGTTGATAACTGTGAAGCAGATGATGTGATATTTACCCTATCTGTTCATTTAAAAGATAAGTGGGATAAAATTACTGTTCTCACCACTGATAGAGATTTAGTTCAAATTATAAACCATAATCCTAAAGCAGAAATCTTTAATCCAATTACCTCAGTATATTATGAAGCAGATTCTCATATTATAGAAAGAAAATCTATTGTTGGAGACACCAGCGATAACATTCAAGGCTTATATAGAGTTGGAGAAAAAACATTTGAAAAGATGTTGGTTGACAATCTTTTATGGCAAAAAAAGATGAATGAAGGAAATAACTTCGAAGTATTTGAAAAGACAAAGCAAATAGTTGATCTTTCAAAATTTCCAGATGATTATAGAAAAGAAATTATAAAGCAATGGGAAGAAAAAGATTTTAATGAATTTAAGCCAGATGATCTTGAAGTGTTCTTTTGGGAGAATAAATTATCGTATATGATTGATAAGTGGGGGACAATGAGAAATGAAATCTTGGTGGAGGGATAGCAATGAAAGAAAGCTATAAGGATCTGGAAAAGAAAGTAAGAGAACTTGCTGAGGATGACATAAAGAAAGTTCTTAAAGAAAGGGGGTGTGAAAACTCTTTTAATTATGTCATAAAAAGAATTGTAGGCAAGTCAATTTTTGAAGATGTTTCAACATCAGATTACGATGCTATAGAAGTCACTAATATAACCAAAGATAGTGGTTTTAGAAATAGAATGAAGATTGTAATAGATAGACTTGAAGAAGATGGAAGTAAAAGCAGATTTTTTATGAGCTTTTTATTTACCGATAAAAATCATGTATTAGATGAAACAGAAGGAGTGTATTGATGAGAAAGACAGCATTGAAGAAAAAGTTTGGAAGCAGAAAGAAAATGTTTAAAGCTTTAAGAGATAATGGTAAGCTCCATTATTTTACTGATAGTAAAGGGAATGAAATTGCTCTTAATCTTTTTAAGAGATTTCTTATAAAAGGCAACTATTCTTTCCCTGAGTATCAAAAAGAATTTACAAGATTTAAGTCAGAGGTAATGAATACTATTAGAGAAAATATTCAAAGATCCGCTGAGGAAGAATGATTGTTTTCTTGAGGTAAAGAAGAATTTATTTCTTCTAAGTCTCTAACAGTATAGCCCTGTGGTAAGGTTTGGTTTCGAGTTACTTCGTTGAACGTATCTCTTGCCTTATTACCACCGACAAATAAAGAAGCTATAGTTAAAGAAACTGTCGCTATTGTTGCTAATGGAATTTCTAAAACTATTTCAGAAATTTTAACTTGCTCAATAAGATTGTTTTGAATTAAGTATTGGAAAAAATATCTTCTAGAAAAGAAATCAAAAATCCAAGCAATTGGATTTAGTGCGACTACCAAAAGAGTTACCCAAAGAGTTCTTGATTTCCATTTGTTGGAATAATGAGCGCTTTTAGTTTCTGAATGTATTAATCTTTTGTTGTCTTCTAAAAGCTTCTTTTCTACTTCTTTATTTGCCATGTTTTGTTTCCTATAAAAAATATAAATTAACTTTTCTAAACGGAGAAAAAAATGATCGAATTATCACAAACAGAAAAAGAACAAGCGGAAGGTGCCATTGAAGAGTGGATGGATGTTCAAGATAGAATTGCTCAAGTAAAACTTGAAGGTTCTTCTATTGAAGAAAATATAGCAACTTTGGTTAGACTAAAGAAAGCTGATGTTAAATCTTACCTTACAGATTTAAAGAATAGAAAAGAGGGAACATCTGTTACAAAAGTAGATGTAATTCAAGAAATGAGAGAAACATTCGAATAAAAAAGTAAAGTTAAGAGAATGAAATTTGAACAACTATTAGAAAGCTCCAGAGCTGGAGAAAAATTATATCACTCTACCATGCTTTGGACTATGTATAATATTTTAAATTCAGGTGTCCTAAAAGGAACTCAATACGAAAAAAGCGCAACTGGTAAAATTGGAGATTGTGCTGAGCCAGAAATTTGCACAATGCGAGAAACTACTTTCAATAGAGTTGCTAAAAGTGGGAAATTATTTGGCCAGCTTTCTGGTAGCACGGGAGCAGCTGTTTTTATTTTAACGCCAGAAGATATAATTGCGAAAGAGAGAGGCGTTAAAATAAAACCTATAGGAGAACTTCCTAGAGACTCCAGTGAAAGACTTTTAAGAGATTTAAAAGAATTCGGTTTTAGTGAACCAAGTAAAGAATTAAAAAGAATAAGTTCTCTTATAGTAAACAAATTAAAAAATATAAAGTCAATGGAAGATCACTTTTCTTTTATGAGAAAAATTATATCTATTCTGAATAACGATAAAAGCTATAAAGATAAAGAAAAATTCGTTAACTCAATAGCTGGAGATTTGGCTACGCTTTTACGCTTTCAATCTCTAAAAAGAGAAGGTGAAGAAAGGGTGATTTTTTCAGAAAAGAATAAAAGTAAAGGTTTAGAAGTAAATAAAACTAAAATTACTTTTATACCAAGTAAAGAAGCTATAGATTCCGAAGTAGAAGATTGGGAATATGACTACGAAGATAAAAAAGAAAAATTAGAGCCAATAAAAAAATTGGAAATAATAATACAAACTTTAAATTCTGATAGATATAAAGATATAATTATAAAAGATGATAAGTTTAGAAAAACGCTAGAACTTCTTAATAAAAAGAAAGAAGAGTTATCTAGTAAAAATGTTGACAATAAAAAATTTTAATAATAATATTATTAAACTGGAGAGTATATGAGCGATGATTTAAGAAGTTGGTATTCTAAAAACTATGGAGAACAGCAAACTAGCCCTGAAGTTCAGAGTTCTCCTATTGCTGCTCCAGAAGTAGTAAAGGTTGCTACCATTGAAGTTGAAAAACAAGAACAGGGCGAAGAAAAAACCAATAAAGAAGAAGTCAAAGAAGATATGTCTATTGAAATAGCTCTTGCTTTATCTGGTATGCTAAAGAGAAATATTTATACTCTTGCAGCAGGGGGCGTAGATAAAGAGAAAGAAGAAAAAATTAAGTTGAAAATTTCTGAAATTCTGGAGAAGATTAAAAAAGAAATTTTCAAATAGGGAGAAAAAAGTGTTTTCAGCAGGTGAAACAAAAATGATTGGCCTCTTAACTTCTTTGAAAGAAAATCAAGAGAAAGAAATAAATCTGTTAATTGACTTAAATTCTAATATGGTTAAACTGTTTTCTTTGATGAATACATACAATACAGAATATCAAGAAATGGTTAATAAAGATTTAGGTCTTGAAAATGTTGATTTAATGAGAGACTTACTTGATTGACAAAAAGTATCCATATAAAATTTCTTGTAAAAATTATAGAAAGAGGCAATAAAGTATTTCAGCATTTTATACACTCTAAAGCTAAAGGGTATAAGTATATTGATGATGCTAGATTTGCTTTTAAGGATCAATTTGAAAAAAGAATAACTTCAATGCTCCTTACAGAAAAAGGATTTCTTTTTGTAGAAAGAAGAGTTGAAGAAGATAGAATAATATTTGAGTATAACAAGTTAGAAAATTCAGAAGACATAGAAGTAAAAAGTTATGCTTTCTCTATGGCTGGATTTGTAGCAGATAAAGCATCTTGTGACGATTGTTTTTTTGCAAGAGAAGAAAATGGTTTTATTTTCTGCGAAAAAATGCAAAAGTCTTTGCCGAATAAAAAGAAAAATTGTTCTATTTTTAAACAGAGGGAAGGTGTTTTTAAAACGTGAGTGTAAGATTTAAAATTCCAAGCAAAATAATAGAAGATTTTGTAGAACAAAACTTTCAGTATAAAATAACCTCAAAAGGCGAATATAGAATTAGTGATCCTTTTTCAAGTGATACTCGCTTTCGCCTTCACATACACCCAGAAAAATCAACATATTTCTCTTACGACAGACAAACAGGCGGAGACTTCTCAAGCTTTATGGGTCAATACTTATCTCTTCATTCAAGAGAAGAAGTAATAAGTTTTATTGTAAAAAACTTTTCTATAACTATGTTTGATTTTTCTGGTTTCTCTGGAAATAAAATAAAAGAAGAAGTAGCAAAAAAGATAGATTTTCCAGAAAACATAAAGTGGTTTTCTCAAGAAGAAAATTTAGGGGTTTTAGGGAATTCTGCTAAGAAATATTTAGAAGAAAGAAAGATATCTCCAGACGGACTTGGATATGTTTTTGATAGAAAAAGTGAATATAATGAAAGAATAATAATACCTTTCATTGAAAATGATGAAATAGTTTATTTTATAGCAAGGAGTTTTACTGGAAGTAAATTAAGATATAGAAATCCAGTAATTGATTCTAGTGGATTTGTTTTTAATATTGATAAAATAAGAGAAGAATTAGTTATTGTTGAGGGAGTGTTTGATGCCCTTTCTTTTAATTCAGAAATTCAAATTGCAACAGCAATGCTTACTTCGAGAATTAGCGATAAACAAGTAAATAAAATTCTTGAAAAAGAACCAAGAACAATTATCTTTGCTCCAGATAATGACTTGACTGGAAAAGAAACTCTTGAATATAATATTAAAAAGTTTCAATCACTTAAGTCGCCTACTATGAAAATAGATTTTTATATCTATTACTTGCCTTATGGTATAAAAGATTTTAATGAACTTAAAGTAAAAACTGGAAAAGATTTTATTACTTTAGATGAGTGTGAAAAATACGAAAAAGTTAATTTCGCTGTTAGCGAATTTATGGAAAAAATATTACAAGTTTAAAAGCGCATTAGAGAGGAGATTTACAACTATGGCTGACCTTACAACAAACGAACAAGTTAAACTTGTTAGTTTAAGCGAATTGTTTCTTACTAATATCAAGATAGCAAGAAATATTTCTGTGTCTTATTCAAATGATTTATCTGTTAAGGATAATCTTTCGCAAAAATTTATTCAAAGGGCAAATGATGTTTTTGAAAGATTAGAAAAACAAAATATATCTATTTTTTCTAAAGATCAATGCCTTAAGTCTGCAGAATTAGTTTCTGAAACTGTTGGCTATATCAGAGATATTAAGAATTTTAAGTCTCTAAAAGATAAGGACGTTCTTGTTGAGAGAATTTTCTCCTTGCTTGAAAAGATAAATGAAATAATATAAATTTTGGAGATATTCTTTTGGAAGATTTAAAAATTTTAGAGGGTGAAAAAATAAAAAATATTATTTGCGAAGATGTATCAGTTGATGATATGGAATTCGTAAAACAATCCTCTGAAAAAATGATACAGCTATGTATGGAAAGGGGTGGTTTAGGTTTAGCTGCCCCACAAGTTGGGATTAATAAAAAATTCTTTATTTGGATGAATACAGAAAATAGCTTTGAAGTAGTTATTAATCCCAGTTATTATCCTCAAGAAAAGAAGGTAACTAATGTTGCAGAAAGTTGCCTATCTCTACCAGAAGAAAATAATTATATAGTCAAAAGATATAAAAAAATAAGAGTTGTTTTCTATGTATATGATAACCTAAATAATAAATTTATAAAATTTTTTAGGGTTCTTAGTGACGGAAATGCTTTTGTTTGGCAACACGAAATAGACCATCTTTATGGGAAAACCATAGATGAGATAGGAACTTTATTATAAAAGGCAGGTGATAGAATAATTGGCAGAAGTCAAACTAAGAGACGGAGAAGAACTAGAGTCCCTTCTAAAAAGATTTAAAAAAAAGGTCATAGAAGAGAAAATTATTATTGAGTTCAAAAAGAGACAGTATTATGTTAAGCCCAGTAGAGAAAAATACGAGAAAGAAAAAAAGGCAAAGCACAAGAAGTTTCTTAAAGAGCTTAAGGGAAATTCTAGGGTAAAGAAATAACTAAGGAGAAATCCTATGAAAAACAATTTTGTTTTTGACCAGAAGAAGAATAAGTGGAAAGCTTTCTATAAGAGGTTTAACAAAAGAAAGTGCATAGGATTTTATAGTTCTCTAGAAGAAGCAAAAATAGCATATTCTAATGCAAAAAATAAATACGAAAGATACTCAGAATTTCTAATAGATTAAAAAGACATATATTGTTATATGTCTATTAATCAAAAGAAAAAAGGCTCAAGAGGTGAACTTGAATTAGTTCATATATTTAATGAGAGATTTGGAGGTGGATTTAAAAGATCTGCAAACTCTGGAGCTGATACTGGAAAAACTAACTATGGTAAAATCTCTCAACTTAATCTTGATGAAGAGCAAATAATAGATCTCTCTGGAGATTTAATAACTCCAAGAAATTTTAAGTTTATAATAGAAAGCAAAGCTTATTCTAGCGTAGATTTTTGGGAACTTTTTAATAGAAGCTCAAACTTAAATTCTTTTGTAGAACAGGTTGAATTTGATGCAAATAAAACAAAAAGACAACCACTACTTATTATAAAATATAATAGAAAACCTAGACTTGCTTTTCTTAAAGAAAAAATTAAAGATAAGTATATCTTCGAATGGAAAGAGTATTATTGTTATTATCTTGATGCTCTTCTAGAAGAGGATGATAAATTTTTCTTTAAGGAATAAAATATGGATTTAGAGCAATATCTTTTTGAGGAAGTAGCCTTAGCTACTCTTTCTAACTCAATAAAGAATTTAGAAAAAATTTTCAATTACGGCCTCAAGCAAGTATATGAACAAAGCTTTCTTACTAAGATAGAAGAACAGATAAAAGAAGTTGTAAGAATAAGGGAAAGACCCTCTAAGAGAATAAACGAAGTAGCGTGGATTGATGGCTTTAATGTTATCTATGTAAATCCTCAGCCATTTTATTCTTTAACAAAAGAGAAACAAGTCTCTACTTTGTTACATGAATTTATTCACTTGTTACATTCTTCTAGAAAATTTTTATTTTTTAATAAATTTCCAGAAGTAAAGAAGCTAACAAAATCTCTATATATTATAGTGAAAAATGGACTAACTCAAGGAAGCACTTTAGGTTCTTTTATTGCTAACAGAAAAGATGTTTCTTTGAAATATTTAAACAAAGAAGAAATACTTGCCTACCTTATGACAGGAAGCATAAATTGGAATGCAATAACAAAAGAAGCTAAAGAGAAAGTTATACAAGAATTAAAAGATTCCAATATGTTTAATTTAACATCAAACTTCTGGATTAAGCGACTAAAATGATTGACATAAAAAAATAAAAACTGGAGGATAGTGTAATGGCCGATGAAGAAAAAGATGTTGAGGATTATTTAGCAGAAGCTTCTCTAAGAGAAGAAATTGATAAATTAAATTCTCTTGCTGCAATACTCCAGTCAATAAAAGATGATATGGAAAACTTCTCTACAGGTGGTTCAAAAAGATTTACTAATTTAGAATCAACTTATTTTCATACCAATAAACATATGATGACACTATATTTTAAGATTGGAATGGTAATAGAAAGATTTAATGATTATGTAGAAATAAGAAAAGGAATAGAAGACATAGGGGATGAAATAAGCCTTCTTAACGAAAAGTCTTCAAAAAGACCAATGGGATTTGAAACATCTTCTCTCATAGAACAGGATAAGAAATAAAGGAGCTGCATTGCAACTTAGTGGAGAAAAAGAAAATCTTTCTTTAGATGATGATTATCTTGAGAAGTCAATTTTAGTAAAGAGTTTAAAAAATAAATCTTTCTTTTTAAGGTTAAAAAAATATCTTTTTACTTCTTTGAAAGATAGCAAAAGTTATTTTTCTGAACCTAAATATCAAAAAATATTTAATTTAATTTGTGTGTTCTTTGAAAGAACAAACAAGCTTCCCTCAAAAGGTGACATAACCATTCTGATGAATGGTTTGTTAAAGAAAGATCAAGACCAATTAAATTTAATGTTATATCTCCTCGACGAAATTTATCTTTTTGAGGATGATGTAGACGAAGAACTTTTGTTTGGAAAAACAAAAGAGTTTATAATAAAGAATAGAGTTTACGAGGTAATGTTTCGTGGGCAATCCTATATCCAAACAGGAGACTGGGACAAGCTTTCTACAGAAATGGCTGAGGCAGTAAAAGTTTCTTTTGATGTAGATTTTGGAGTTGACTTAAATGATGTAGACGATGGTTTGCAAAGAATACTTCAGAGAAGCAATGCTAACTTTATTCCTACTTCTTCACTAAAGCTAAACGAAACTTTAGATGGCGGTTTCAGAGAAGGTGAGCTTTATGTTTTTGGAGCGATGCCTGGAACAGGTAAAACTCTTATAATGGGCTCTCTTGGTTTGGATGCTTGGACTATGCAGAATAAAAATATATTATATTATACTTTTGAAACCTCTGAAGATGTTCTTCGCCAACGACTTTATCAAAACTTAGCTGGAATGAGTAAGAGATATATTATAGAAAATCCAGATGACGCTTCTATTGTTTTGAAAGAGAAAATGATAAACTTGAACTCTAAATATAAAATAATAAGAAAGCAAGCAAACTCAACAAGTTCAGCTGATATACTAGCACAAATTCAGGAGATGAGTTTAAAAGTAAATTTTAGACCAGATATTCTATTTATAGACTATATGCTCTTAACAAAAGCTAACGATGCAAGACTTGACCCAGGAAATTCTTATAGATATTATAAATCTGTTTCAGAAGATATGAGAAATATTTCAGTAGAGTTAAGTATTCCAGTTGTTTCTGCTGCTCAGCTTAATAGAGATTCTCAAGATGAAAGGGGCGGTTCCAAAATGACTGTATCTTCAAAGAACCTTTCGGAAAGTAGAGGTATTTTAGATACAGCGGATTATTTAGCAATAGTTACTCAATCAATGAATGATAGAAAAAATGGAATGATAAATTTATTCCACGAGAAAGTAAGAAATGGAAAAGCGGGCTTTAGCACTAAGCACGCTATTGATTATGAGTATATGAGAATAACTGATGCTGATTAGATTTAAGATAGGCCTTTAGGAAGCTTTTTAAGATCTTCTGTAGAAGTTCCCTTCTCGTCTAATCTGTTTTCAAATTCTTTTGCCAACCTAAGAACATCGCCAATAGTTGCTTTTATTCCCATGTCTTTTCTATCAACGTTTGGAAGATCTAAGGTTTCATCTGGAAGAACTTTCTTACCCATAATGAAATCATAAGTTCTTTCTAGTTGATCAGAATCAAAGTTTCTTTTATTTTTCTTGGATGTATCTCCAAGAGCAAAAAAAGTATCAGCAAACTTTTTCTTGGTTATTTTATTAGAGCTGAGAGAGGTTCTAAGCATTCCAATTAATTTGGAATCGTTCAACCTTACGAAGTCTCTTTTAAAGTTTTCAGGGATAGATGAAAGAGCCATTGCTTTTACAACTTTTTTATCTGCTCCTTGAACTTTAATATGTTTTTCTAGAGTTGATCCTCTCTTGTTGGTAAGAGGCTTTACTGCTCTTTCTTCTTTTCTTTTGTTCCAGTATTGCTCACCAGCATTACCCTTCTCTTCTTCGTTAAGAGATATTATGCCAGCGTGTCTTTTCATTTCTTTTATAAAGTTCATTTTTGCCATTCCTTTGTTGCAAATTGATATTTTAATATAACTTTACATTTATCGTGAAGTAAATTTAATACTATGAAACTAAAAAATATATTACAAGAAGAAAAAGAGCAGTTAATCGAAGAAGCTAAGTTTGGAAAAGAAAACTCCAACTGGAAGGGATCTTTTAAAAACCTTACAGAAAGAGGTAAGCATGTAAGAGTAACTGCAATTAAAGGGCCAGCAAGCAAGCATAAATGTTCTCGTTGCAGTTCTCAGGCAAGTGAGTGGGCAAGCACTAAAAAAGACCCTAGTGGTCCATCTGATTATATTGCGGTTTGTAAATCGTGCCATTCAAAAATGGATCACAAAGATGGAAATATAAACAAAAAAAATGCAGACAAAAGACCTTTAACTTATTACGAGCCACATAACAAAGGTGGAAGAAGAAATTAGTTGACAAGAAAAAATTAATAGATTATTATTAATAATATTTAATAATACAGTGAAAGAGGTAAAATTGAATTTCGATAGATTTAAAGAAATTTTGAGTGAAGAAGTTAATAATATAATAATTGAACCAAGACTTACAGAAACAAAAAAAGAAAAAGGAAGCTTCTGCGAATTACTTTATAGGGATCTCCCTTCAATGCAGTCCATAAACATAAAAATGGGCAATTGTTTGGAAAGAACTTGGAAGCTTCTAATTTCCGAAGAAAGTGATGTTGTTTTTGATGCTAGAAAAAAAATTCTAGGCCATCAGATAGATATTTTATTTCACAAAAACGAAGAAACTTATTATCTTGAAAGCAAGAATAATCTTAACATAGACACAGAAAAAACAATAGCAACATATAATAAATTAGTAACAATCAGAAATTTTCTTGAAGAAGAAGAAAGACAAAATGTATTCTCTAAAGTATTAAATAATAGATACTCTTATGGATATTTAGTTAAAGATTTTAAGTATCCAATAACACAAAATGATATTATGGGATACTCAGAACTTTTTGAAGTTTTTAATGTTTCCGTTGATAAGCTAGAATGGGAAAACTTTTTTTTAGATATAGGCAATAATATCCTTAGAGGAGCAAGATGTTGAATCCAATAATTAAATGGAGTGGTGGAAAATCACAAGAGATTAAATTTTTTAAAAAATATTACCCAAGTGCCTTTAATAGATTTATAGAGCCATTTGTTGGAGGCGGCGCAGTATTTTTTGATTTAAATTTTGAAGGCGAAAATGTTATAAACGATATTCATAAAGAGCTTGTCGTATTTTACGAGCAGATAGCAAAAGGTAATGCTATTAAAATTTATGAACTTATGAAAAGCTTTAAAAATGATGAAAAAGATTATTATTTTATTAGAGATGTTTTTATCCCTGAAAATGATGTAGAGACTGCTTTTAGATTTTTCTATCTTAGAAAAACTTGTTTTAGAGGTATGCTTAGATATAATAAAAAAGGGCATTTTAATATACCTTTTGGAAGATATAAAACATATGAATTTGAAAATATTCTAGATGATAACTACAGGAAGCTACTATCTAATACAAATATAATGTTTGGCGATAGTTCAAAAGTTTTTGAAAATTATAACTCAGAAGAAAACTTTGTTTTTTTAGATCCTCCATATGATAGTGTTTTTACTGACTATGGATATTGTAAATATGATAAAGAAAATCATCTTTTATTATTTAAAGATTTTAGTAGCACCAAAAATAAATGCCTAATGGTTATAGGTGAAACCCCATTTATTTCTAATCTATATAAAGATTATATTGTAGATAGATTTCATAAAAAATATGCTTTTAAAATTCATAGTGGAAGAGTTGGAGATGAAATAGATAACTATCATCTTATAATTAAGAATTTCTAAAAAGGAGAGTAATATGCAAAAAGTGAATAGTGACAACATATTTCCAGGAGCAAAAATAAGTTTTGGAAAACAAGAATTTTATGTCTATAAAGTAAACGAGAAATCTGCCTATATTGGAACAACTACTTTCTCGGAAGTAGATAGATTAGTTAGAGGCTCTAAGTTTTCTGATGTAATGAAAAATGTAAGAGCGAAAAAAATAACCTATTCAGAAGGATATACTATAGCAGATGAAGAAGTAAAGAAGAAGGAAATTAAGAAAGATTTACTTCCCGCTGGATCATCTAAAAAACTTCGACCTGTTTCTAAGTTAGTCGAAGCTGACATTATAAGAAGATTTAGACTTTTTAAAGATAGTAAAAGCGGAAGCAAAAATATGATACAATATGGAAAAGAAGAAGCGAGACCAATTGTATACAATGAAAACGGACAAGTGCTTTTTGTCAATGCAGATGGAATTCTTTTCTTTTATGATATTGATATGGATGAATACACTCTCTTTGACAAAGCCAAAAATAAAATAGGGTATGGAAATGATAATATTGTTTGGCCAAGAGAGCAGAGAAGCTCTGTCGAAGTAGCTTAACGATTTTTTGCTTTTCTATGAAGTTTCCGCACGGAATTCGGAGGTTTCATTTTTTTAAAAAAATGAGGTTTTTTATCGTTTTTTTAAAAAAATTATAGCATTTATCGGCTTGTCGTAGCGTCTTGTATTTTTTTTAGCAATGGGTGGTGGTATATTTTGGGTGTTTTTGGGCTTTTTTGATAGAAATTTTGGAGATTTTGATTTAATTTTATAAATTTGACATAATTTATAAATCTCAAATTATTTACTTTTTTTAGATATAATCTCCTCTATTTATTAAAAAATAGGGGGGAGTTGACAAGAAAAATTTTTTTCGTTATAATTTGGGCATCGGTTCGGCAGTGATGCCAGCCGATAGAAAACAAAAGTAGCCGATACCCTACTTGACAAGAAAAAATATTTTTGTTAAAGTATGGGCATCGACAACACAATACGCCGATTGCGTAAAGTGTTACGCTTTTATAAAAAAGTAGCCGATACCCTACTTGACAAGAAAAAATATTTTTGTTAAAGTATGGGCATCGACAACGGGAAAAAAGAAAACTATAGGCGAACTCAAGAAACCTATAGAATTAGAGAAGGAGACTGTTGAAAAGTAGTCATGCTTTTATAAAACTGAATTTATAAAGCTTACTACCAATAGTCAGAGTAAAGGTCTTGACAAGAAAAAATTCTTGTTATATCATTATGCCATACCAGTTTGGTGTGTCGTTGTAAAAGTGTTACAACGAAAAAAAACATAGTGGAGGTGTCTATATGACCCAAGCACAAATTGACCGAATCGAAGTACTTAAGGCTGAACTCGCATCTATCGTTTCTGAAATGGACGATAAGGAAGATGTGAAGGCTTTAGGTGCCGAACTCACGAGTATTAAGTCTGCCCGTGTCAAGGAATTGACAAAGGTTACTCGTCAAGTAAAGACTGCCGAAAAACAAGCTGTTCGGCAAGAGGCTGATGCTGTAGGGCGCGAAATTATCGCTTCCGCCATTGAAGGTCAAGGAATCCGTTTCCTCCTCAGTGGAGTAGAACACGAAGGAACCTTCGTGAAGGCTTCTGACAAGCGAGCTACTGTTCAGCTCGTGGATGATGATGGATCGCTCGTAAAGCGTGCCATTATGTTCGACAAGGTTCTTGGTCTAATCGAGGACTAAGAACTAACTTTCGGCTTAGGTCGGGAGTGTAATAACTCCCGACCTATATCTTGAATAATTACCTAAAATATCGTAGAAGGGTAAAAAGTCCAAAAAATCTAAGAAGTATAGATGCTAGCTCTATCACCTTAGACCTACACAAAAGACTATACCCTAACTACAAACCTCAGTAGCAATAAGTAAAAAAGTCCAAAAAATCTAATAAGTATATATGCTAGCTGTATACTATGGGAAGGATGCTATGAAATTAGTTACCAGTGTTGCGTGGATACTTCGGAAGAATTATGGCCATAGTTGGTCTACTTCTATGAGAATGTCATGGGCTGCCTATCGAAGCATTAAAGCCCAATTATGAAAATTCTTAAAATTTTCATAATTATAGCTATAATTTCCAGTTACATAATTTTCTTTGAAGCTATGTCTGGAGAAGTAGCTGGTATACTGTATCTTTTTGGTTTAGCGATAGCATTTTCG